GGACCAGTAGGGCCAGTAGGGCCAGTATCACCCTGGGGTCCTTGAATGCCTTGTGGTCCTTGAGGACCAGTCGCACCAGTAGCTCCGGTCGGGCCAGTGTCACCCTGTGGTCCCTGAAGTCCAGTGGCACCCTGAATTCCCTGTTCACCCTGGATACCTTGAATGCCCTGTAATCCCTGTGGGCCAACCAATGAATCAAGCCAGGCCGCCTCAGTACCAACAAAACCATTAGAGACAGCTACTTCATATGCAGATAAACCATCGGCACCATCCGCGCCGTCTGCGCCATTAGCTCCAGCCGGTCCGGTTAAACCAGTCTCACCTTGAATACCCTGCGGTCCTTGGTCCCCTTGTGGACCCTGTGGGCCAGTTGCCCCAGTGGCCCCAGTTGCTCCAGTTGCTCCAGTTGGACCAGCATCTCCCTGAATACCCTGTATACCCTGTGGCCCTTGGTCACCCTGCGGGCCTTGCGGTCCAGTCGCGCCTTGAGGTCCTGTCGGTCCAGTGGGGCCTGTATCTCCCTGGATTCCTTGGGGTCCAGTATCTCCCTGAACTCCTTGAATACCCTGGATACCTTGCTCACCCTGGGGTCCAGTTTCCCCCTGGATACCTTGAATACCCTGAATACCCTGTTCGCCTTGAGGGCCAGTCTCACCCTGGATACCCTGAGGCCCCTGCTCACCCTGTGGTCCCTGTGGTCCGGTCTCGCCCTGAATACCCTGAATACCCTGCGGCCCAGTATCACCCTGTGGTCCCTGAATGCCTTGCTCACCCTGTGGACCGGTAGCACCAGTTGCGCCTTGCAATGAAAGTGGGAACCAATATGCTGATGTTTGTGATGGAACTTCCCCAACCGGAGGATTACCAGAAGCAAACCATGAAGAGTTGTCATAATATACTGCATCATTATTTACATAATCCGCAGTGTTGGACCATGTTCCCTGCCATGCAATTCCAGTCGCACCAGTTGGACCAATCGGACCCGTCTCACCCTGGATACCTTGAATACCCTGCTCCCCCTGGGGACCAGTCTCACCCTGAATTCCTTGGATACCTTGAGGACCAGTCTCACCTTGGATACCCTGAGGCCCAGTCTCTCCTTGGATACCTTGAGGCCCAGTCTCTCCTTGGATACCTTGAATACCCTGTATACCCTGTGGCCCTTGGTCACCCTGCAATCCAGTCTCACCCTGAATGCCTTGCGGTCCCTGTTCACCTTGCGGCCCTTGAAGTCCAACATCCCCCTGCGGCCCCTGGACTCCTTGCTCACCCTGGATACCCTGAGGTCCAACGTCGCCCTGTGGCCCCTGTATACCTTGAATACCTTGCTCACCCTGGATACCTTGTGGTCCGGTCGGGCCGGTCGGGCCAATAAGACTTTCCAACCATTCTGCTTCTGTTCCGCTAAAACCAGAAGATATGGCAACCTCATATGCAGAGAGACCAGTATCGCCATCAACACCTTGGATACCTTGGATACCCTGCTCACCCTGTGGTCCCTGTGGACCCTGGTCTCCCTGTGGGCCTTGAATGCCCGGCTCACCTTGTGGACCTTGAACCCCATGCTCACCCTGGATACCCTGCTCACCCTGTAAACCCTGTGGACCCGTTTCCCCTTGGATACCCTGTTCACCCTGGATGCCCTGAATACCTTGAGGTCCAGTATCACCGGTATAGCCACGTGGACCGGGGGGGCCAACCTCACCCTGAATACCCTGCTCACCCTGGGGTCCAGTAGCACCCGTTGCGCCCTGTGGGCCGGTTGGTCCAGTAGCACCAGTCGCGCCAGTATCACCCTTTAAACCCTGTGGACCGTTAGCCCCAGTTGGGCCTGGGTCACCCTGTGGTCCGACGGGTCCCTGTGAACCCTGTTCGCCACGTTCGCCTTGAACACCCTGCCAGCCACGTTCGCCTTGAATTCCTTGTGGACCAGCGGGTCCAGTTTCTCCCTGAATACCCTGAATACCCTGAGGACCACGCACAACACCCGCATCAATTGGTGTTCCACCATATGTTACAAGAATAAGATTACTATCTTCGACCATGCCGGAAACAACCATCGCATCAAGCGGTGATTGTGGTGCTGTTACTGGGTCAAAAGTTGCTGGGTCAACGTCAAGAAGGTCAACATAATTGATAACTTCATTTGTATCTGGAACTGTAACATAGCGACGATACAGGTCATGTTCGCCATGCTCATCTAGCGTGCGTTCAATAACCTCCCAGCACCACTCCTCCGTGCTGGGAATCAGTGTTACCTGAATTGCTTTACCATCAATGGCTGTAATAAAACCTACGGGCAAAATTACTTCATCATTGTTGATATGACGACGCGAGGGTTTAAATTCTATCTCGCCAAAAACGTTGACGTAATCACCTTCAACATTTACCCGACGAATATCTACGATAACTTCAGTCATGGTTTATGTCCTTTAAGGTGTAGAAATATTGTTAAGAATTGCAAGCAGCGCGATAAGCGAACCAGCACCGGTAATGATGCCGACAACACCACCAACGATTGCATACCATGGTGTTTTCGGCTGCTGCTTAGCTTCAATGCGTTCGAGTGATTGTTCCAAATCCCTGACCCGTGCATCGAGGTCACGCATAGATATCGCCTGTTCCTTCACAGTAGCAAAAAGAGACTTCACCATTTCTTCGATACGACCAATAGCGACAGCAACTTCCATAATGTTGGTGGGGTTTTCGTCGCTCATCAAAGTATCCAGGTGTAATAAAAGTATGCTTGATATCTATTTTAGCATTAGCTGATGAAGGCGTTTGCTTCTTCCTCGGTGAGGCCAAGTTTCACGAGTTTAGCGATAGCTGATTCTTTTGCTTTAATAAGAGTCTGCTCTGCCACTTCACGTTCAAGTTGTTCATTTTCCCATTGTTTACGTTCAGCCTCTTGGTCTTCAGTTAATGGAATTAAATAAACTGGACCAGCAGAATCTTCTGGAGTAATGTCTATGGGTTCTACTGTTTTTTTAGCCATCTTCTTAGTTCCTATATCCATAAACTTGAATTGTTCCAGAAATTGTTCCGGTTGTTGGATAAATACTAAATCCATCAAAATATCCAGTAGTTGTGCGCACCGCTCCAATTGTAAAAACAGCGGATGATGCAGTATAGCCAAATGAAACACCGGAAATACGTGGCATTGTATTTAGTTGTGGTCCAAAAACATCAAATGCTGCTTCAGAATTTGTTGTTGTTCCATCAAACAATGCGCAATATGTTCCACCAGCGGCTAGGTTATATACAGCCATTGCTGTTGCAGATGCATGTGTATAATATCCGGCCTGCTCATATCCACTTGCAGCAACATTTGCCCCACCGGTTCTCCAAGCAAAACGATTTTGTGCTGCAGTTGAATTTGAAAATTGTGATATTACAATTCTATAATTTGAATATGTGCTTGTAAAAACATTGTTCAGTGAAATGCTAGATGTTCCTGAAAATGTTACAACTCCGCTTGTTGTATATGATGCGCTTCCAGAAGCGGTGGCTATACTCGATGGAACAACTGGTACAAGCCCGCTCGGGTATGTCTCGAGAGTTGTTACACGCTGGGAAATTCCGTTCTTGGTTCCAGCATTGCGCCAGGCGGTTACACTACTATCGTAATAAAAATCACCATAAACCTGCCCATTTACCGGGCTTGATGGAAAATCAATTGCTGCCATTATTTATATCCTACAGTTCCGATTCTAGACCAAGCACAAGAGCTGAAACATAATTATCCCATTCTGAAAAAAGATATGTTCCAACCATAGAACCATGTGTAAATATTACAGTTATTGCATTTAATGACGGATGTGCGCCGCTCAATGCGATTGCACTAACTGTCACTGTTGTTGTATTAAATGATGTGTCGCGCCCAACAATACGCCCATAATTTGTTGTACTTTTTGTAAGTGTTGGTATTGACCTTAATGTTACTGGTAGCCAAAAAGTTGCAGTAAATTGTGTTGCGCTTTCCCGTACTCCCATTATATTAACATCAGCTGGGCTTGTCGAAATAACTTGATAATACCGCTGACATGCTGCAAGTTCACCCTGCAACGAGTTTGCATTACGACGGAACGGAGTAGCCACAGCACCAGACTCAAGTTGCGCGCCCCAAATATCAATATTAATACCAGCAACAGATGAGTTACCCTGAAGTAAACGAACATCAAGATACGAATTAGTACCAATAGTCTTACCACTCATAGATGGAAGGGTAAATGTTGTTGAATATCTAGCCCATGATGTAGTGATAGATAGGGCAGAACCATTCAAAGTTACTCCACCAGAACCACCAGTTCCCATGTTAAATTCAATAGTTGAATTAAGAGCAGAAGTTGCGGTTGATGCTTTTGCCCAAAAGCTTAGAGTAACTGTTTGTCCCGAAAGTGTTCTAACATCTTCTACTTTTTGGTTATACCAAAAATATCCAGACGGCGTTCCAGACCAAACAATTCGTGAATAGTATGTTCCCTCATATCCAACCACTGGCGCAGCGCCAGGAGTAAATGTTTGCTGCGATACGGCAACCGTTTGACCAGATGCTGCAACAACATTCCAGCGGTCTGCAGTGTAGCCAGCAGCAGAGAACGATGTTCCCCGTTGCCAAATATCAAAGCCACCATTAATAATATAGTTTGGTGAATAGTAGCCGTCACTCGTAATTGGCGCACGGGCTTCAACCCACTGTGATGTATTCCCATCATTGTAGTAAATATATAGTGTGGCATCTGTGGAATTAAACCATGTATCACCAGCATTGGGGTTCAACGGTGGCGTAGTTGATGCTGGTGTTTGTAACGAAGTTAGTGGCTTGGCTTTCCATGCGCCCTTAGCCGTGTTGTATATCCAATTGCCATATACCTGTCCGTCTGTCGGAGAGGCTGGAAAATCTAATGCTGCCATTATTCAGTCACCTCTTCTTGTTCAGCAAGCCACTCGAGATACTGCTCATAATGCGGGTTACCATCAATTGCCGGGAAGCACATTGCCCCACCACCATCAAAAGTTATATTTATATGAGTTTCTTTACCAAACTCTGTTTCAACATCAAATACTTCGTAATTCATTACAGCTCCGCACTAACTCCGAAATATACACCAGCCGCACCGAGCCTAAAGTGATATGCGTATGAAGCTGTTAATCCAGTTGAGGTACAGTTAAGGCCAAGCATTTTAGTTGATGATGTGCCGATAGTTGGGTTTGTTGTAGCCAATGCTCCAGAGCTTAAACCAACCTGCGCCCATTGATAATTAGAAAGTGTGCCAGTCCAATCATATGATGTTGGAACATCACGCATTTCAACTGGAAAAGGTATTTGGAAAGATATTGTAGTTGTTGTAGATGCAGTACCCATACCAATAACTGGAACAGTATTTGCTGCCGTTGCTGTTGTGCGCCAATAATACCGCTGACATGCAGCAAGTTCGGCCTGCTTATTTGACTGATTACGACGGAATGCTGTTGCAGTATTACCAACCTCAAGTTGGAGTGCAGTCATATCTATGGTCACAGTTGCCGCAGCTGGGGCAAAATAGCGAATACCAATTTCAAGATAATTATTTGCTGAAATAGTAGCGCCAGAAAAACTAGAGACAGTAAATGAGGTTGTATATTTTGTCCAGCCAGTAGACGAAGTTAGAGTATTAGTTGTCCCGGTAACACCAGTAACATTTCCATAAGACATAACAACGTTAATGTTGCGACTTGCTGCTGGATAATTTGCCCAAAAGGAAACTGTAATAGTTTTACCAGCAAACAAAGTTACATCTTCAATGCGCTGAGCAATTTCAGAATAATCTCCTGCATCATAATTATATGATGATTGATAAAATCTAGCATAAGACTGAACCCCAGGAACGGGATAAGAACCAGGCGTAAATGTCTGCTGAGAAATAACCATACCCGCTGGACCATAGCGATTAGTTGTATAACGCCAGCGGTCGGCACCAAACGGCTGTGACGCTCCAAGCGTGACAGAAGTTCCCCTCTGCCAAATAGACATATCAGCATTAATAAAATAGTTCGGACTTAAATTACCAAACGCAGCCGCGCTACCCTCGAGTGACGAAAGGCGCGAAAGGATAGAACCCTCAAGCGCAGAATTGGCTTGAACTTGAACCCACTGTTTCGTGCTATCAACATCAACGTAGCAAACATAAAGCGTTCCATCATTAGTATCAAACCATGCATCACCAGCCGCTGCAGTAGACAAACTTGGTGCGGTATCATTAGCGGTAACTCCACCAGCGGCAGCACCATTAACCCACATTGATGAACTAGCATTATATTTAATAACCTGTCCACCAGCAAGCGTACCAGAATCAATATTTACATCATGTAGTTCATTGATTTCAAAACCATTTTGAACTTTAACATAAACTTTTCCGTTATTCGTTTGCGCACGAATAACAACACCAAGATATACGCTGTGCGCAGGCTTTGCAGGAGGAGCGCCATATACAACACCACCAGCAGTACCAGAAAGCCAGATAGATTGACCGGCAGTGGCGGCAGCAGTATTCAAACCCTCGATGATACCCTCGGTTACAACATAACCGAAAGCCCCATCGGCAAGGTCCTGCTTCAAGCGACCAATAGTTTTCGAGGATGTAGCCTCGGCATCAGCGTCAGCCAAAGCAACACGCGGAGTATCACCAGCGTTATCTACACCAGCAACATAGACAACCTGACCTTTAGTCATAGCTGAACCGGACTGGTTCTTTACATAGAGTTCTACGTTCGGAGCAAAGTTATCAATCCATGTTGTGTTATAGTTTGTGCCGTCAATCTTAGATAAAATTTGACCTGCAGTACCGCCAGTTGGGAGAGTACCCTGAACTTCAGCCGCATCAAATGGCACGCGGTCTTCCATAACGAAACGCCGATTGGCTGGCTGCGTCACAGTATACTCCTAAATTATAATTCTATATCAAGTATAGCGGATGACTATCCTGGGCCAAGGTAGCGCAAAGACATGCCACCACCAGTAAAGTTCGTGGCCGCGCTGGCCCACGCCAGGAACCGCACGCTGTCTGTGCTGAGAAGTTTTACTACAGCAACTTCAGTATTCAACGCAGTAACATTGCTGGCGCTACCAATGGTTTGTGTTTGCGAAATAGCTTCAGCTTTGGTTACACCATTAACTGAGATGCCCTGCCACATAGAGTTGGCACTAGCGGCAAAAGTAGTCCACATTGAAATGGAATACAAACCATTAAACGGTGGGCTAAAAACGCCAGTACCAACAGAGCCGCTAGTATAACTCCACCCATAATTGTATAGCGCAGTAAGAGTATAAAAGTTAACAACCGTTGTGCTAATGCTCCACGTTCCTGGGGTTGTCAAACTGACGCTGGGAAGTTTGCCACTTACGGGATACCAGCCAGCGCCGACAACACCTTGCGGATTGGAGACTGCATTATATTCACCGAAGTAATGCTCCTCCCACATTTTATCCATACGCCATACAGAGTTACCTTGAACCGGCGTAGGGAATGCTGCATCACGTTCAGTAGCATTAGCAACCTGCGTCGGGAGGCTTTGGATAGCATCACCAATACTCGTAGCCTGAGCTGCAGTAATGTCTGCAATGGACATGGGCGTACTTGTATCAGCGTAATAGATACCTTTATATAGTGGCATTACTTACCTCGTGCATTCAATTGAGCTTTTAAAATTGCGACAGTTTTTCTAAGGTCATCAATGGCGCGCTCTACTTCGCGCTTCCACTTCTGGTCATCACCAGTTGGTTGAATATTATTAACAGGCATTAATCCTCCGCATATGGTGTGCTATCTGTATCCAAGTATACCGGGATAGCATTCGGGTCATTGACATCAAGGGTATAGTAAGGAACCATGTCTGTATCCCATAGCGCAGCAATTTCGTCAACACCAACAAATGTATAATATGGGTTGCCATCAGTATCGAGCATGAGAACGATGCCCTCAGTATCGCCAATGAAATAGAACGGCGCAATAACCTGGTCTTGAACATCAAAGCCAGCCCACATACTATCGTGCAACTCAACTAAGCGACCAGTCCAAAATGAATCAAAATTTCCTACGGTAACATGACGTTCAGCCGTAAAATTGATTGTCATATTTCCGATAGTTGCATCAACAATACGGTAAATGGAATCACGGAATGCCACAAGGGAACCGGCCACAAGCCCCAAGCCATCTATGGATGTAATTGGAATCGTGCCACTGATTGTTACCTTTGGTCCAGACGTACTTAACGATGCCCAGATGCCAGCATCATATGCTTGTTCTAATTTAGAAATAAAAGGATTATTAATTGTTTTAACGGTCGAGCCAGCAGTCTTAACTGGGTCGGCTCCAGTTTGTAAGTGAAGGGTTTTAGGGGTAATCTTAAGCGCAGTACCCATGATGGACAATGCTGCATACCGTTTTTCCCCAGAAGAATAAGCTATAGAGTATGTATCACCCAATGCGGCAATCTGTGTACGCGGTCCGATAAGCTTAACATCTATAGCTTTATCATTATCTGCATTAATCGATACTTCAATACCGCCACCATATGCTTCCCACAATGCTGCGCCAATTGGAACACCATCGCTCCCACACACATGGTAATAACCGGTGGTATTTGGTATCGTTGTTGTACTAACCATTGGTTGTGGTTGCAGGACAGATAAAAGAGAATGACCAGTGTCTATAGTTGTTGTATTTGTTTCACCAATTTTTACACTAAGTACGCGATTCTGGTCATCATATGCGTCATAAATCTCGGCTCGAGAAGTAAGTGAGCGAGATGCCGTTGTCCCCTGTGAATTAGTATAAACAACATCAATAGATGTACCACCAAGAACAGTCGTTGGAGTTAACGTAATGTTGCCAACATATTCAGTTACATCAATAGTTCGTTCACCCATCCTGCGCACGGTAACGACATCATTAACGACAGCAATCTCTTGGTGATATGCAGAACATACATCTTGAAGATATTCCCACATATTCATTTCAGCGCTAATAGCACCACGGGTTGGCAAGTCTTGGTCTATAACAGATTGCTCAACAACATATGATGGTTCATTTTCCCATTCACCAATATATTCAGCATCGTTATCATAACGAGTCCAAAGAGCGCGAGCATATCCAGTAATTTTCCAGCGCTGCCAATATGCAATTCTATCTGCGCCCATCGTAAATGTTAATGTTTTAACATTTGTGTAATCAGATGTGTTGCATACTTTTAATGTAAAAACAAAACTTAAAGTTCCAACAAGATTATTATTTGTTACCGTCAAGAACATAGCCAGTTCTTGAGATAGGTCAAGTCCTGTTAGAGATTGCTCCTCGAAGATACTTGTTATAATTCCACCAGGCCTATAGCTTCCCTCAATATAAGCATTTCCGGTAGAACGGTCAACGCCAATCTGAACCCAGAAACCGGTACCAAGGTTGCTACTATCTGGATAGCCATCAAGGCTAACGTAGTTTTTAGCGCCAGCAGCAATGCGAGTTTTATATGCAATCCTATTTGTTGGCGTAGTTGCATCCATTGGGAAACTATCGCCATAAACATAGTCTGCATAAATTTTATTATTTAAATAACTAAATCGTAAAGAATAAGCAGAATCACGATTAGTAATTACATCTTCAAAAATATAATTACCAAGATTATCCCAAGATTTAACAGTAGAAATATACTCTTTAAACTGAGTCATATTTCCGTCATAGTCAAAACCACAAACATGACCAGCCAAAGACCAGAACTTTCCCTGAGTTCTGGCGAGACGCTTATCTATACCGATAAGCTGATTAATCATATCTAAAGCACTATGCGCAGAACCCTCAATGATTGTAGGAATTTGACGCACACCATCATAGCGTGAAAGCTTAGTATCGTGTGTAACATTAACTTGCATACCAGATTCGCTATTTGATTTAACATATCCAGTAACCTGACCAATGGAACCAAAATCAGATGTAATAGAATTATTTACAATAAATCTTGAATTATTGGTAGAGCGCGCACTAAAAGAAACAACACCGGCACCGGCAGAAGTATCTCCGATAACGGCAGGAGAAGCATTTTCCTGAACAGTCCAACCGGGAATTATTTCACCAATTGAACCGGAACCGGTCATGCTTACATTTACCTCCATGCTTCAACCTCACATAGGGTTGTACTAATTCCCTTGCGTGGAGGATACATATAAGAATATGTTTCGACAATTGCATCATCCATAAACTCGAGTCCAGTAGAACCCTCGCCCTGGTAATGATTTGCTGGAAGAGATGGTGTTGTTCCAGTCTTATAAAGCTGGGCCATCATAGATGTAATAGTTATAGAAGATGCAGCCGAAGATGTGCGCGTAATATATACATCAACTGCCTGATATGTTGAACCATCAAAAGAAGTATTCATGCGAGTCGGACTAGATGCGCTGAGTAATGTCAGGTCGGTTGTCGCGGCCTCTGTTCCATCAGCATTATATGGTTGCACGCGAACAACAGCAGCCCCAGTTGCTGCACCAGATGCGCCAATACTTAAGGTGTATGTCGGAGGAATAACAATCGTAGCCTTTTTATACATTGTTCCAGCATCACCAGCAACGGACCATGTTGCAGAACGCTTAGGCTGATTATAAATATTAGATACGGTATTATCAAAAGTTGGAGTAGTCGAATAAATATTCTTCCAGCCAGTTTCGATAATTCCAGGTGAAGCCCAGGCTGCTGGGAAAAGGTTTGTCTCAAACGCTGCAGGATGCGCAATATGAATTAAACCATCCCCATAAAAGCCTGAAGCAAAACGATTAAACGCATCGATACCATCAAGCTCATGGGCTGGAGCGTTAAAGTTAAAATTATATTGCATCTGATATTGCTTAGACCGTGACACATCTCCGCCACCAGATTGGTATTTAACAGACTCAACAAACCTAGTACGTGTTACCGTAGAGTCAATTAACGGACATGGAACCCATTGCATATGAACTCCAGGTATACCCATCCACATTTTATTAGCCATTATGGGCGACCCCCAGCTGCAACAATAGAACGATTACCAATGTTAGCACTACGCGCGATAGCTTCATTATTAGCGTAAAGCACAATTTCACCAGAGCCTCCGGCATTACGCAGAAGTGCGCGGTCTTCAGGCGAAAGCATTACCATAGTCGGACCAGCCTGACCAGTGTAGCCACCAGTAGCAAACGTGCGCGGCTGCTCCATGAAGTATGGTGTTTGTGTCACCTGATTAACCTGGCTCTTTGGTACAACATATTCACCACGGTGAACGATACCGGCAATATCATACTTACCACCGGGGCCAGTATAACCACCCTCGGCAAATCCGGTTAGCGCCCTAATAATTCTACGGGGAGCAGAATTTGAACCCAAAAGAATATTAAGCCAATAAGAAATACCACCAGTAACATTTCCACCAATAGAGCGACCGACATAATTGGCATTAATGTCTGAAGGATTCTTGGCAGCGTTAACGTTGCCAGAAACCCTTCCCGGAATATCTAGATTATTGCTAAGGCCAGAGTTAACGTTTGATGCAGATGTTTTACCCAGCGCATATGAGTTCGTTCCGACCGCACTATTCTGTGCGCTAATGGAACCCGGGATGCCACTTGTAAATGTATTGAACGATGAAGACATTGATGATGTCTTTTGACCAAATATGGTATTCCATGCACTAAAAGCAACATCAAGTGGACTCTTATTTTGGTTTACTTTATTTGTTGTTCCAGAAACAAATGAACCCCATGCTGTACCCATACCAGTTGTTTTGGTATTGAAACCAGAACTAACATTTGACATGTTTGTTTCTGAATTTGTTTTAATTGAAGTCCAACCACCATTGACACCATTCTTGAAAACAGTGAATGCAGATGTCGCTTTATTGATATCTGTGTAATAGTTATTTGGAATCGGGCTAGTTCCACGCGATGTCTTTGCGCCACCAAGACCAACGCCACCACCGCCACTGGGTGGTGCTGCCGCAGAAGGTTTTGATGATTTTTCTGGCGCACCAATTCCAAGTGTTCCAAAAATTCCTGGAGCAAGCCAGCGTACTGCGGTTTGAAGGGCAAGGGTAAATGCTGCTCCAAAAAGTTCTGTAATTTTTTTCATTTCTTTTTGAAATGCTGGACTACCAATCCATCCAAATAAACCAGACCATACTGCACCAGCGATTTCAGACATGCCTTTAGCTAGACCCATCCACCATTCATCCCACTTCTTTTTGAATCCAGCAAGCCCAGGAAGTTCAAAGTCAAGTTTAAGCTTATTTTTGTCAAGCCAATCCTGGATTCCATTAACTCCAGAAGATACACCGCCACCAAGGCCTGAGGCAAAATTACCTCCAGCAGTCGAGCCAGACTGGGCAGCCTGAGCCTCAAGCTCACGCAAGGCGGTAAGCGCTGGATTAACATCAATATCAAGACCAGGACTAATATCACGCTTAATGTTTTGAATAGCAAAACTTACATCGTCAAATGCTGAAGCATAAGTTCCAAGTTCGTCACTGTTATATCCAAGCTGTGTTGCCTGAGCAATAAAATCAGATTTAAGTTCTTTAGCTTTCTTGGCCAAATCTTCTTGTGACATACCGGAAGAAGCAAGTGACTTCATGTATGATTGATAGTCACCAACAAGTTTAATGATTGTTGAACGATTCTCAACAGCAGCATCACTATTACCAATAAGTGTTTTATTTGTTTTATCTTGCGCCGTGGCTAATGCTGTATTTTTCTTTGCAAGTTCTGCATCAATCTTTGCAATATTTGCTCGAGCCTTAGATGCTGAAAGCGTATCACCATAAGCTTCCGCAACTTGTAAGAAATATTCTTGAAGCGCACGGTCAGAGGTAAGTGATTGGATATCAGCATTAAGTGAATTAATTTCCTCACGAGCATCAGCAGTAGATTTAGCAATACTACTAAATGATTTTGTTATAGCATCTAAACCTTGGATTCCAGAGAATCTAATATCCAAGGCCCTATCCCAAATAGATGCAAGGTCTTGTGCATAGTCGAGAAGAGTTCTAAGTTTATCTGCAGCCTTTCCAGCAGATTTTCCAGCGCCATCCATAGCGCCGCCAAATCCTTCAGTTGCCTGCGTCGCGTCATCTGCACTACCAGCAACAAGTTGCATTTGTGAAGCAGTACCCTCAATCATTTGAGCAGTTTCACGCAACTTGCCAATAAGTGTTTTTGGAATCAGACCATCAAGCATTGGGCCAATAATAGGAATATTTATAATAACGGCCCTAATGGCTTCAAGTACATATTCCCATGTCCCAATAGTTTGTGCGCCGCCTTCCCTTACAGCACTCATTTGGTTGTAAAAATAATTCATTACATCTTGTTCAGTACCAGCCGTGGCAATGGCAAGAGCATACTTCATATCAATTGCATTATTTAAAATTGCATTAGATATATCACTATCCATAAACAATTTTTTAAATTCATCATTAGCAATAAGCTGGTTACGCAACCATGCAAGAGTATTATCACCAATGGCGTATGTAAGATTATTAAATGATGATGCCGTCTTATCTAATTCTGGAGAAGTTCCCCCAAATGCTTCATTAACATTTAATGCAGCTCGCGCCATATCATTAAGAGCTTGTTTATTTGATTCTTGCGCTGCCTGGAATGTATAAGAACTATCAATAATTTGCTGATTACCAGAAGCCATAGCATCAGAAAGCGCAATTGTATCCGCTGCAATAGCATCAGCAAGACCAGAAGTATTTGAAACATACGACTGGAACGCAATATCAGTATTATCGGCAGAACTTTTCAACGCTGCATCAAGCGTGGCAATTGCCGAAATAGCAAGACCAATCATAGAGAACTTAAGAACAGCATTAAGTCTTGCTCCGGCAATAGCCGCCCTAGACATGGAACCAGCCGCCGCGTCGGTAGCTCCCTTTGTTGCAACTAGGCCAGCAATAAAACCACGGAATCCAGTTGTACTTAATTCAATACCGAGAGTTTTTGTAGCAAATTGTAAAGCAGCAAAAGCAGCACCAAGAAGCGTAATTGAGGAAAGTGTTGATGCCACTGCACCAACAACGGCAAGCAGCCCAGCCAGAACGCCACTAAACATTTTTCCAGAATCAGTTGAAAGCGCATCTGATAGTCGCTGAACCATTTGAGAAAGCGTATCAAGTACCGGTCCAAGAACTGGGAGCATTGCCTGACCAAACTGCGCCGTAAATTCTTGCACAGAGTTTTGAAGAATCTGGAATTTTGAAGCAATGTCATCAAGCTTCTTGCCATAAACTTCTGAAATAATTCCAGCATTATCAAACGCATACGTAGCATTATCAATAGCATCTTTAGTAAGATTAAGATTCTGTGAAAGACGTGTAAGCGTGTTCGTTACACGGATATCAGAAAGATTAAGGGCATCAAGCGCTAGGGTTAGTTGCTGGGTATCCATCCCGCTAAGACCAGCAATGAATTTATTAAAGAAAGTTTCCATATCAACAGAAGCAAGGCGCTGAGCTTCCTCTGTTGTTGTGCCAAGAATAGCTGCAAAGTTATTCATGTTCTGACCTGTTGCAGCGGCGCGGTTAATTTCCTGGAATGTACGTGTTAGCGCGCCGCGTGATTGTTCTGCTGGAACCTTTAGCGAGGCAAGTGCGCCAGATAGGCCAATAATATAATCTTCGCTAAGGCCAGCCTGTTTGGCAATAGCTGAAATGGCTGTTGTTACAGAAAGGATTTGTGTTTCAGTGGCAGCAGAATTATAACCAACATAAAGAATGGCTGAACCAAGATTTGCATACTTAGATGGAACAATGTCAAGAAGATTACCAAGAGTACCAAAATCTTCTGCTGCTCGCTGAATTGATACGTCTGTTGTTGCAGAGAACTCAGCAACAGTTTTTGTAAAACCGGCAAGGTCACCCTCGGCAATACCCATCTGTGCGCCAAGCGAACCAATCTGTGTTAGGTCTTGAAATGCAAGCGGAATCGTGCGGGCAAGCTCAAGAAATTGACGCTTGAGAGAATCAAGCATTGGACCTTGTGCCATTGTGGTGCGTTCAATTTGTGTAAACGCAGTTTCATATGATGCAGCAACTTGTGTAGCAGAAGTAACAAGGCCAAGCGTTGCTGCTGAAACTTGTTGAAAAGATTCTGCGACATCATAAAGAGCGTATCGAAGTGATGGAAGATTTAACTTTTGTTCTGGAACCCATTGCGCCTGCATTGTTTCGCGCATTGCTTTAAGTTCAGCTTGACGTAATGTTTCATCAAGTTGATTTCTTTTAAGATTACGTTCTTGATAGAACTTAAGTTTTTCATCTTCAATACGCGCAGTCTCCGTCATTGAGGCGCGCATGCCAGCTAGTTCTTTTTTGCGCGCATCCTCAGAGAATTTAATCTCGCCAGCATTACGCTTCTGCGCTTCACCTAAAGCAAAATCAGTTTTTTGTTGCTCCCCTTCGAGCCACAACTCGGCAGAGCGGTTGTTAATTCTTTTTGCTTGCGCAACATTTTCTGCGGCAATATCCGCCATTGTGACATTGTTAGCCTTTTTTAAAGCATTAAGTTGGCTAAGTGCGTCTTTGGTAGATATGTTCCATTTGAGTTCAGGATTAAACTTTCCTGAATTAATAAGTTTTTCTAGACGACCAGCTTCAGCTTGAACATTCTGAACACCACGCATAAACTGTGATGTATCAAGTGATACTGAAAATTTAATATCTTCGTTCGCCACAAAAGCTCCAATAAAAGGGTACTAAATATATTCTACCCTATAGGTCTATTTTCGACCTTGGATTATATTCTTTGCCCTGGGTTCTTCGCCGTTAAACTTATTAAATTTATTTCCAGACTTGCGTGACTGTTCCTCAAGCCATTCATCACGGGTTGGCATTTCACCACCATCCATAACCCTTGGTTCTGCCGTAAAGTATTGACCGTATGTTGGGGTTTTCTTTTTACTGGCAGCATCTTGTGCGCGTTCGATTGCTGCGCGCGACTTAGAAATACGCGCCTTAGCATCAAATGTTACGCGCTCTGACTCATCCCACCAAACCGGTATACCATCTCGATACCAGTCCTGCAGAATATAATGTGCCTTAAAAAGTTTATAATCCCACACGGTCCACTTATTGTGCGACTCGTCGTTGAGAATTACTGCGACAGGTGGCTGACCTGAATTAACAGCAGCCCTTAATAATGTCGCAAACCATTGATGGTCATCCCATGTTAGGACTTGGCTAAAAAATCTTCATCCACCGAAATCATAAACATTGCAGTAGCTGCGCGGACCTTTTCAATTGCTTGATTAATAAAACCACTAGCAGCAATCGGAAGCGTGGCGCGAAGCGCACTAACATCTTTCAGTGTTAGATTAGTTTGTTCTGCTCCATCTGGAGAAATAATTTTAGAAATTTGCTCAACCCAAAGAAGCGAAGTAAAAAGACGGTCGCGCTCTTTGTTTTCTTTTTCTTCTTTAGTTTTTTCGTTTGTAAAAGGATTTACAATTTCTTCATATTCAATTGGAAATTTTTCTTCAACTTGACTATAAATTTCTTCCCGACGACCTTCTGTTATTCCAGAAATAACAAAAGTATATTTGCTCTCATTAAGTTTTTTTACAAGAGCATCAAGTTTTTTTTCAATAACAGCATACTCTGAATCTTGTGAATCTGTTTGAGAAAGTTTAATTTTTAGATTAGCTGCCTCATATGCCGTCTCTTCGTCAAGATAAACTTCTACATTATCTTTTGGTCTTGCAGTTCCTTTGAGTACGTCAAGAATATTAAACGTTCCAGGGGCTTTGGCTTCCTCTACAATATCCATAACTTCTTTTTCAATATCAGACATTTATTCCTCCATTAGGGTTCGTCAATATCCTATCATAAAAACGAAAAACCCCGCCGTAGCGGGGCCTCTCGTCATCCTTGTCGGGATATGATTAATCGTTCACAAGGAAGGTATCAGTTCCACCAGTTGCCTCGAACGTAGCCGTAATCGTTGCAGTCTGCGCGGCGTTAACACAAGTAACAACACCAGCAGATGAAACGGTTGCAGCGGCAGGATTATCGGTTGTCCACTTAACACCGTTAGTGTAGTTACGACCGCCAACTGTAGCGTGAAGCGGAAGCTTCTCACCAGCAGTCATGCTAGCTCCAGCACCCTCAACGATGACAACAGAGCCGCCGCCAACAACAGTGCGGATAGCAATGTCACCCTGCGAAAGGAATGTGATTGTGTAGCGGAATGCTTCCTCACCAGTGATGCTTTCAGCATAACCATCAGTCATAACTTTAGCTACGTGAACAAAGTCACCAGTCTGTGCCGTAGATGAAGACTCTTCACCATCGATGCGGATGACAAGGTAACCAGTAGTGCGCGGCTGGTCGAGAGCATCATATGCCTGCGAGTAGAGGCTGCCTGCATCATCAAAGCTACGCGGGTAGTAAAGTGAAATTCCTCCACCATACTGCGTAGCGCCGCGGTCGGAAACTTTACCAATGGCTGTAATTGCTGGGTCATCAATTGTGTTAGATGCCTGTACACCAAAGTCAAAGTCGTTCCATGAGATAGCGTCAGAGATGTCAAGCGAAGCATTAATCTCAGCAGCTGTAGGTGCTTCCCAATTTGCGAAAGCATTTGAGAGCGCCCACCAAACGCGAATATTTCCCGATGCGGGAACTTTAACGTCAGTCATTATGCAGCCACCTCGTAGTTCCAGTTAACAAAGTCGTTGTTAAGGAATGCCTGGTTGATGCGAATATTTTCGCCAGAACCAACAACGTCAGTTCCCCAGTCTGTCTTAACGCCAACCATCTTGATGCGGTCGCCAGCAGCAAAAGCTGTGTCGCTGTTTTCGCCAACGCGCAGAATTGCAATATACTCAACGTCAGGCCATGCGAGCAAGTCGAATGCCTCGTTGAAAACACCTGTTGCAGCAATGTCTGCGTCACGGAACGCCTCCATAGCAACGGTGGGGTTGTAGAACGTCGGAGTTGAAACGCCAGCCTTTGAACAGAATGTCAGGCTGTCATCTGTGTCCGAGTCACCAAGTGTGAACTCAGTTCCATCCTCATTGAGCGCACAAGTGATGTTATGAACAAGGTCAGTATTGTTCAGCTCAGCAGCAGTCGGGGCAGTGCGGTCAGCGAAAGCCTCCGGGTGTGCGAGGAGGAACGTAATATTCTCACGGTAGAGTCTTACGTTTGCCATTAGTTTTCTTCCTCAATTTCAGGGTAGATTTCGGTAACTTCATCTTCAACCACAGGCTCCTCTATAATGACCTCAGCCTTAGCTTTGGATTTCTTAGATTTGCCAGCAGCCTTTTCCTGGACTGTTCCCGACTTATACAGTTCGGCAACATAAGGCTTCGCGCCTTCGTCTACAACCTCAAGAACATCTTTGAACTTTGGGTGTTCAAGAAGCTTGGGAGAAACGTCGGCAATCTGCCCGGAGATAGTATTTCGTGCAAGTACCATGATTCAAGTATACCGTAGTTTATGGTGTAATATACGCGCCTGGGTCTTCAGAGTTTACTGCAAAAGTTAAACGACCAGATGCAATATATAGGTGTGGTTTATCTTCACGATTATTGACAACAAACAATCCAGCACCGCCCTCTGGTGTTAGCGCCCCACCACCGGTTGGCTTCCATCCAATAAGTTTATCTAGAATAATATTCATTGCCTTGCGACATTGTGTTGGGGTTGGAGCAACAACATTGACATCAACATTTGATACATATTCATCAAGTCGTACACCAGCAAAAGAAGTGCCACGACCGTCACGCATGAGTCCACCCCAGCGCAAAACAATATATGGTTTAACTTTATTGTTAGTACGTAGCAATGACTCATTATCTAAAATATCATCTTCATAAACTTCATATGCTGGAAACTCTTGACGAACATATGCTGCAATTATTTCTTGCACTGTAATAAGATTTAAACCACTCATACTAATCCTTTAACCTTTAAGTTATTAGAAATTTGCGCAGCAATAAGACCTGGAGAAACTTTCTCAAACAGACTAAGTGAATCACGTAACGCAAAAATACCTTCAGTCCACCTTACGGGATATGGTGCATTAATAAAATATCCACCATGCGTCTCGCCTTTTTTATTTACATATTGAGGAATCCAAATACCGTGGTTATCGAAACCATACTCTTGTGCTTTGAAATATTTTTCAGCACCATTAAGATATCCAACCTGTAGGCGGAATCCGTTCTTGCCATTGATAATATTAAAATCAACTGAGTTTATCATGGCTCCAGTATTATCACGACCAGCACTATTTCCCGGACCAAATCCTGCAGCTAAATATTCTCCAGCATAGCGCTTACTTGAACCGAATGAACCACGGATTCCAATAAGTCTACGCATTTCATTTGCTGCAGCTTTACCAGAATACTCCATACCAGATGATGCGCCATCGTCTACGGCAATTGGAAGTTTCTGAATTTTTTTATTAAACTCAGAAAAATCAGCCTGCCATTTTAGAGCCTTAGCCATTATGCTACATCCAAAACAAAATTAATGTTTTGTGTTTCAATATGATTTACTGGGGTTACAGTTGATGCGAATTCAAAACTAGCAGCACCATCATAATAGCTAGTGGCATAACCGCTGGCAACAACAACGACAGTGATGGGTACACCTGCGTCTGCAGGAAGTTCATAATTTCCGAGCGCATCTGTTGTTGTTTCATAATCCATAATCCAAATATCGTCTTCGTGGTGGAAGGTGCGTACCGTTGCATTAACAATCGGAGATGTTGCATCTGTAACATTACCAGCAATACCAGACCATGTAGAGTTGGCTATTGACTTAACATCAACCTCAGCCTCTATCGTGCGCACCCAGGCATAACTTGAATTAACTGCTGATGTAATGATAAACTGCAGTTGCTCGAGTTCATAATCATTACCACCATCGGTTACAATAATCTGTAATCCTTTGCGAATAAATCCAGCAGATTCGTCAAGCGGAATCTGAACACGAATGCTACGAATACCAACCTCGGTAAAGCCAGCACCGGCAATAGACTCGCCACCAAGATGTTGAATACGAGCAGGACCAGACCATATAACAGTTGGCTCCCCACCGGTTTCTGTATTTGTCCATTCATCCCAAACAGCGTCACCAGTATTTGGGTCAACAATTTGAATAGAAGCATTCATCCACGGCAGTGCCGTTTTAGCCATCTCTGCACCAATGGCTACAAAGTCTATCGGCTGATTAGAAATTCCCACGCTAATTCCACCATGTCTCCGCGGGGTCATCAGCATCAATTGTTTGAATCAAATCATAGAAATCATTAGAGTCATCAGAAATTGCCTCTTTGCGCAATTGGTCTGCAAGCTTGCGCAGAGCTTCAGCAATAGCGTCACCACGAACCGTAAGGTCATCAGATGACCAAGATTTTAAAAGAAGAACCTGTGAACTTGCAATAGTTTCTAATGCCTGAGCGGCGGCTGCTTTAGGATTGTTGCTATACATAGTGAGGATTGATTCAATTTCCTGGTCACTAAAATAAAGATACTCACCAGTTGTTCCAGTGACATTAGATGCATTCGTATCATTAATCAATACACGAACACGACCAATGTTACTACCGAGGTCTACTGGTACAACGCCTAAATTTGCCATAATCCTATTCTACCGCACATAGTGAAGCCCCCGTGCCGGAGGAATAAAACATCTCAACAACACGGGGGCAGCGTGGCGGGATTGGAGGAGGACCACGCAATTCTATTTTACAGGTTATTTCTTACGCTTACGATGCGCCCAGTCTCCACCGGGCTGCTCTCCTGCTCCAATAGATGCGGCAACCATATGCTTGATTGCTTGGTCCTTAGTCTCATGACAGGTAATAACTTTACCTTTATCATCAACGGTAGCCCAGCCGCCCTTGCAGCCTGGAGCATCCTTGCGGATATAAAACTCTTGAAGCTTGATTTCCATATATTTATCCTAACATAAGAAAACCCCCTCCAAAGAGGGGGCCTTCCTATTTGAATCTAGCTTATTAGCCAGCAGCTGTCGAGTAAACGAAGCCATCGTTTGTGACGTTAACAGCCTCAACGATGTGACGAACGCGAGTCTGAATGTCATCCTCGTCGAACGAACCTTCGCGTACGGGAACCTCGCCACCAGCAAGCGACATGTGACCCGAGTCCTTGATGGAGATAAGCGGGCTACGCTCACCGTTAAGGAACACCTCGAGGAACTGCGGGCGAACCGTGGTCTCGGGAATAACGAACCACCATGCGTCGGTTGTTGAACCAGAAACTGTGTCCAGTGTCGGGAACTCAATCGGGCGGAACGGACCAGTTGTCACGTTGGCGTTGATGTCGTATGTACCGTTACCGTCAGTCTTGCGGATGGTCTGGATGCTCATCAGGTTGTTGACGGTTGTGGCAAGGCCCGAACCGTAAACAAGCTTGTAGCTAGAAGCACCAATCGGGCGACCGTTAACGCGAGCCTCACGCGACTGGGCAAGAGCCTCGTCAAGTGTGGTGAGCGAGATGGGGTCGTTCGATGTGAGCTGCTTGCCACTGAAGGCAGAACCAACAGCACCAGCGGATGTTACGAACAGCGAAGCAAGAGCGATGTCTTCCTGCTGAGCAGCGTACTGAGCGAAAGCCTCAGTGAAGCGACCCAGGATGTCGAAGTCACCCGTGCGACGCAGCGACTCCCACGACAGGCGAGCGCGAACACCGCGCTTCTTGTCGATGGACTTGTCTGTCTCCGAAGTGCTGAACTTGACTGCGGGGTACTCGTCGTATTCGCCAACAACCGGAAGGCCACCAGCAATGTACTCTTCGCCATTAGCAGCGGTGAGCGAGCTGGGGTCAATCTGGAAGTCACCGAACTTGATTGTACCGAAGTCGTTGACAGTGTATTCCTGAGCAATCTGGTTCCACACGGTAGGCTGTGCAGCATACTGGGCGAGGAACGTAACGTTGATTGCAGGCTGGAGGAGTGTAGGAATGTCGCTCGAAGAGATGCCTTCCTGAAGCATAACCCTAGCGCGAATATCACCAGCAAGAGCCTCGGACAGAAGCTTAGCGGCCTCAATCTGACGCTTGGTGGCGTTCTCCTCGATGCGAGCGATTTCACGCTCTACAAGTTGAATCTTGTCCATTATTGAACTCACCTATTCCTAGTTGTTGATGCGAACATGCACAGCACCAGCAGTAGCGCCCTTGGCACGAACAGCGTAGCCAACGAGCTTGTTGCCCGAGCTAGTCTTCGTAAGAGCAGTACCGTAGGTAGCGGCAGATGCGAGGTAGATTGCGTCACCAACGGAAACAGCTTCCGAGGTGGTTCCTGTGAAGACACCCTTGTGACGGAGTGTAGCATAGTAGCTACCATCGGTAGCGACCTTTGCGCTTGTCTCAGCAACACCAACGATGCCGCCGATGACAACGAAGTTGCCAGCAACTACAGCCGAGTTAACGGCGTAGTCAAGGCTGTCAGCCTCTTTGAAAACTTCATTAATAGCCATTATTATTTACCAACCTTAACGTTGAGAATACCGGCAAGGCTAGGCTTAGCCTCTGTGGTGTGGGTAACAACGGTCTCTTCAGCAGCGGCGGGTGCAACTGCAGTCTCCTGCAGGTGAGTCTTGATGGACTCAACGAAAGCCTTCTGGCTCTCGATGGCCTCAGCAAGGTCTCCACCATTACGAAGCGACTCGTAGACAGCCTTACGCGAAACCTCGGGAAGGTCGGCATTGACAAGCGCCTCAGCAACAGCCGCAACGTCAACTTCTTCCTTCTCTTCAGGCTCCTCGGCAGGCGAAAGGGTTTCAGCAAGAGCAGCAAACTTAGCCTCAATAGCCTCGTTCATTGCCTCAAGCATGGCCTTGATTTCATCCATGTTAGAGTTTCCTTCTTCTTCATTGTGGATGGTTGCTGCGGCTGTTTCCACAGCAGTACCATTGTCCGACATCTGAGCGGCAAGCGCAGATTCGTACAGTTTTTCAGCCAAACCAGAACCAGGTCGACCGGCATAAGATACAAGGTCAACAGAGTTCTGCGTGTTCGGCACGAGGGATTCTACAACGATGTCACCATCGTCATTACGCGACCCTTCGCCCATCGCGTAAATCGAGAGACCAGTATGCGGTGCAACGGCCTCTACGAACTCTTTCCAGTGAGGCATAACCTGAAGCTCGGCAACAAGGCCAAGACCATCCTCATAGTGCGCATCCTCAGCGAGAACACCCATAAGATTCTTCGGGCTACGAATCTCACCCTCGGTGACCGGATGGTCAACATAAGAATGTGTACCCTTCGGGAAGGCGACCGGACCAAACTCTTTAAGCATAGACTCGGAATAGATTCCAGAGGAACCCTTACCTGGCGTGATTAGGATTGCGCGCCAAGTGCCTTTATCTGTTTTTGTAGGCGCGACAGCAGCCTCAGTAAATACAGTAGACATATAAATAATAATACCAGAGAAAAAACGGTGTTATACTATTGGGGCAAATTTTGAATATCGCGCAGAGTATTATCGCTGTTCGTCAAATCACCGACACCAGCGCCAGAATTACCCTGCGAAGTTGCAACGTTAGTCTGTTGCGCATTCATATCATTGCCCGGTGTCGCTGTAACATTAGCACCCTGACCTTTAATGCTGTTTTCATTGTTGGGAAGAAGCACACCATCGGGAATCATGCCCGGAGCTTCAATACCAATTTGTTCAGCATAAGCAGCCTGAATAACACTCGGGTCAAACAGACCAGTCTGCCATGCCTGACCAAGTGACTGAACGTTGCGATACGTCGGGTCAACAGTAATGGCATTAAACTTGACGCTAGGATTCTGTACACCCATCACACGCAACACGCGAGTATAAAAAGCCTCCCAGTTGCCTTGGCGACCATAAGCAGCATTCAAGGTTGACTGGTCAAGAATCTGCGAACCAGCAGCTGTCGTGCCGGTACCCGAAAGAAGCGCATCAACGCTAACCTCCATCGCGCTCGCAGCCATAGCGGCAAGCGGGCGACCAGTACCCAAGTCGACAGCATTATTGCGTGGCATAGCTGCAAGCTCAACATCAGTACCCGTAACAGCGGTAGCCGCAACCTGGCGGTTGTTAACCAGCTTTGCGCTCGCATTATTAGCGCCCTTAGAAGTTTTCGACTTAACCTGCCAAGCAATACTCGACAAAGCTTTCAACATTTTCGTACCATCCTTCAGGTACTCGCTGTAAGCCCACGCCCACGGCAGCGCTGGAAGACAGTCAGGCAAACCCCAGATGGAACCAGTGTCATCATTCTCGCGGTGGTCAACGACAACAAAGTTACGGTCAACGCGCACACCAGCAATAGAAGTATTCGGGCTGGTCGTGTAATCCATCGGATACCAAACCTTAACCGTCTCTGTCTTCTGGTTACCTGAAGCATCAACGGAAACAACACGCTCATATTCGCGGAGAATATATTTCACAATCTCCGGGTCATCTTTATCTACAGACCAGCCGACAATCTCATCCAAGGGGATGCGGCCCCACGTCTTATTCGCCTTGTCATAGCGCACGAAGAAGTTACCTGTAGCGAACAGGGTTTTCTCGTTCTTCTTACATGCGGCCTCACCAAACAACACCTGCTGATTAATCGGGTTGTCAATAATATCTTGGAAACGTGGTGGCAGCGGCTTACCGGCAGAAGCCATCTTGAAGCCACGCCCAAAAACGTAGCTGGCCCGCAGTGCAGCACCACGCTTCAGCAACGCATTATTGTTCATCTGCGTGCGCGCATTACTAGAAATAAGTTTCGCATTCTCCAGCGAAACACCCTGCTCCTTCAGCTGGTTAACAGGAGACCAACCCACCTCATCGAACTCGAGAGTGGCCCGCGCAACCGCAGCATAGTTCTCGGCGAGACGTTCATTCTCTGCGCCAAGACGCTGCACCTCCTCACTGAGTGAGCGCATACGTGAAGTCTGTCCTGCAATCTGTTTAGCCATATTAAAAGTTTAGCAGGAAAAGAAAAAAATAATTAAAAAAATTTTAAAATAAATAAATAAATAAAAATAAAAAAAGAATTACCAAAAAGATTCAGAATAGAAAGGATGATTTAATTCGTCAAACTGATACTCAATAACGTCACCAGGCTGCGGTCCATCAGCATCTTTGAAATCGATGACAGAAAGAATCGCAGCATCCAACGAGTCAGGTGAAGATAAACCCATCTTCTTCATATCATCCTTAGACGTAATCTGAATAGCACCCTTTGCACTAAACTTATATGTCTGTGTAACAAGTTGTTCCCTCAGCCCAGCATCATCATAGTCAAGGTCAAGTTTACCTTCAGCCATTAACTCCCTCAACGTATCGTAATGCCAAGCGCGAGCATTAAACCAGCGAAGATTATCGGGAGAAGCGTTGCTACCAGCAATAGCGCCAATATCATATACCGAATCACGGAACTCCTCCAACGTAACAAGAGCATCAACAACACCACCACCGACACCGTTAACGTCAACATTCACAAGCCTAGCGCCGACACGCTGCGCAGCCGCATGAACCTTACGTGCCGTCGTAATCAAATCCGTTTTGCTCCAAGCCCCAGAATCATCAGAGCCATCATCATACAAACGAACTCTACCGCCCCGATTGATATACATCCGGTTCTCGTCAGAACCAAAGCGAGCGATGTCAACCCCAAGAATAGGTCGTATAGAGTCATCTTCCTCAATCTCACATTCAATAGCACGGTCAATAATCTCTTGTGAAAAGAAAGTATTATCCGCTTCGTCAGGAAACTCACCCAACACCTTAGCCTTATAACGTGCAGAATCTACACCCCAAGCGCGCTGCTTATGTTCCACCCAGTCAACACTCGTCAACCCGCCCAACAAGTTAGCCTGCTTAACCTCATCCTCATAAACCTGCTCGCCCGTAAACGTCGGCAAATCAAAAGCAGAAATCGTATGCAAGTCCCAATCCTGCGCAATCTTCGGGTCCGTAAAAATCTTATGAAACTCCGTACCACGACGGTCAGGGTTTCCAATAGCAAGAATCCTCGAATCAGCACCCGTCGCCACAGCCTCCGCAGCCGTAAACATTTCCGCAGGCAAACCACCAGCCTCATCAAGAAACACCATCGTACGCAACTTCCTCGTACCCTGAAAGCTCGAAACAATATCCCTATCCGACGGGCGTTTACCAAACACAAGAAACTCGCTGCCCTGGTCGCCATCCAACTTCCACGCCAGAGTCTCCGTAATACGCCCCGGCAAATCCAACCCAGCCAACGCAGCCGCAGACTTATTCACCTTCAAATAAGCGAAAATAACTTTCTCAATCTGAGACAACGTAGGAGCCGAAACAATACACAACGTCTCACGCGGGTCCGACACCGCAACCTGCCACGTAATCAAATCAGCAACAACAGCCGACTTCCCACAACCATTCGCAGACTTAACAGCAATACGAGGATTACGCAAAAAAGCATCAACAATCTCCTCCTGCCTCGAATACCAACGCTTCCCCAAAACATCCGACAGCCACGCCTGCGGGTCAGACTCATACACACGCCTACGGCTACGCTCCCGCAAATCACCGAGCGCACCCTCAACAACATCACTCAGATGAGACATGCGCATCCAGCTCCCTGGCCGCCAACCTCAAACCGTCAGCCACCCACGCATCAACATCCGCATCATCCGGCAGCTCATCCACAGCCTTCATCATCCCCACCACATGCGTCAACGCCTTATCAAAAGCCTTACCAAACAACCTCGCCTGCGCCGCCGTAATCTCATTAATATCCGCATCAACAAGTTTCCTACGCGAATCCAGGCGCTCCCCCACAAGCTTCAACGTACGCAAAGCAACCGAAGCCGTCGCCGCAAAATCCTTCACATCCCCCGACGCACGCACAGCATCCATCACCAAATCCTTCAACTCCCCAACTTCCTCCAAAAGAAGACGCTCCTGCTGCCTATCCGACAACCAATCCCGAGACTCAAGCAACTCACTAATCCGTGCAGCAACAAACCGCGCATCCAACCCCGTCGCATCAGCAATCTCCGCCGGAGATTTACGAGCCAACGACAACAACTTCGCATCCATCGCACTACGCGACCGCTCAACATCAGACATTGAAACCCTCCGCAAGCCAAGCATCAATAGCGCGATTCATCAACTCCTTCGCGCCAAGCTCATCCTCCACCTCAAAAAACACAACCTGCGAACCATCAACAATCGCACGCCAAACAGAGCCACCCTCAAACAACTCCAACTCGAGCGTGTGGGTAACCCCCCAATAATTAAAAAAAATACCCGAAGCCATCATTCCTCAAGCGCAAGCGCCGCATCCAAACGGTCCACCTCAGACCACAAAAACTCTAAACGCTCAACATCAACAACACCCGCGCGATAAAGCAGATAAAGCTCCCACTCAACATTACGCAACTCAGTCTCAATAGCATTCATAAACACACCATATCATATACTCAGTATGCAAATTTGAAAATGAAAAAAATAATTCGTGGATAAGCACCCAAGGCCCCCAGCGAAGTTATCCACAAGATGCGAAATGTTTGTGGATAAGTGGCGCGTTTCTGGGGATAACTTTGGGCAAACTGTGGATAAGCTGTGGATATCTTCCAGAATCTGTGGACGACACGCCGCAAACTGTGGATAAGCCTGTGCATAAACCTGTGGATTGTCTGACCTGTGTTATCGTGCATGTGTGACTGATTGACTCGCTCTCGCGTGGCATGACTGGCGCTCGCATTTTGACAATTCCACAGAGTTATCGAATTACACGCCTAGGCGTGGCTTTAGCCATGCCTAAAACTAGATTGGAATCTCATGACTGAGAACAAAGTAAACACGCCCGAAAAGTTCCGCATTCTGAAGGCCGGTAACGGTTGCGTCCGTAACACGCCTTTATTCCCCGATACTGAAAACGAGTATCGGCAGGGTGTGACTTGGGCGAAGTGGACGACCGGTAATGCGGTTGTGTCGCGTGACAACAAGTGGCTATCCCTCACGGGTGAAGTCACAGAGTCACAGGCACTTACTATCGCCAGAATGTGGCGCAAGGGTGCAACCGTTGAGGAATGGAAGTCAGAGGGTGCGCGTGTCGCGTGGGTTGCTCTCCCTGCAAAGCGTGGAGGCAACTAATGGCGCGCCGCGTATCGGTAAGCACGTCCCCCTATTGGTGGAGTGTGACAGTCGCCGGTAACGGTAAACCCGTCACGGCGCATCTCTCGAATGGCAAGGGTGGAGTTCGCGGTGTTCCGCGTTTCGTCATTCGCGCTTTTCGTGATGTAGGCAATGTTCGCCAATTCCCTTTCACTCATTTAGTGATTGACGAACTAGCGGACATCCTCGCCGGTATCGAGATATCCACCGGCATGGGGTTGCGTACCGATTGGGCAAGCGTCGAGACACGTCTAGCGCATTGCTTGACGGTTGCACGTTGGGGACATCACGCCTACAACGACACCGCTTGCACCGTGATTGGGTGTCACGCATGACGCGCGAGAACATCCCGCAATTAGTCGCGGGTGTGTTGTTTGTCGTGTTCGTGATTGGATGCCTAGTTGTTGGCATCCTGTCTGCTGTCTATGTCGTCGAGGGTACGCGCGCTAGCCGCGTCGTCGAATCGTGCGAGACACATTCGGGACACGTAGTCTGCAATTAGAAAAAGGGGGACATCTTCACGGGTGTCCCCCTTTTTTTGTGCTTTTTTGTTCGAAGATATTTTCGAAAAACGGATCTGAATGGCCGAGCTTTTTTTTCGAAGATTTATTCGAATACCGCGTATATATTTTATATATATGTGTATACGGGGGATACCTATATTTTTTTAGACATATATATAGGTGAAGATTTTTTTGTATTCTGGGGGGTTTTTTATATACTCTCAGGTGCGGATTTTTTGATTTTCTCGGGGGACTTTTAGAAACATACTATTAGAATAGTATATATGTATATATAAATATGTAATTTGTTTATAGTAACACGGTGAACATGCGACGTAACTTCCTTTGTTTTCTGGGGTTTTTGCTATACTGGCAGTTTCGTTTGTTGGGCTTTTCACGTTTTTGTGGAGGTTTTTTATGTGTTACGTTGTAGGTTTTATGTTAGGTTTCGGGATACTTTTACCTACACATTTCGCGTCATGAGGCTGGGCTTAGCTCGGCTTTCTTGCGTGTTACGTGAGAAGTTTGACAGTCTTGTGAGGGCAGTAAAATTGTTGCTGTTCGAAGCCGATTGGAGTTGGTTTGTCTAGTTTGACTGTTTCTCGTTCTGTTCCGATTGCTACTGTTGTTCGAGGTTTGGACAACGTTCGTTTCTTTGTTGCAAATAACGAACACATTTGTTCTGGTTGTTTCTTGATTGTTCTTTCTGAACAACAGCACGTCTGCGGTTAGGGGAAGTTCACAATGGCTGCAAATAAATGCGATTACGATTTCGAAACTGCAACGTATTTCGTGGCACTCGATGGTGAGGGTAGCGAGATTTACTTGTGCGATGAGTGCGCTATGACTGCGGAAGATTCGGGATACGAGATAGAGGATTTGGAGTTGTAATGCAGTTGTGTGTTGTATTACGTGAGGGGGATGTCGTGAAGATGGATTCCGGTTTTTCTTACGATGAACGTGACGATGTGGGGGAGCTACGGTTTGCGAAGCTAAATCCTGTGAAGATTCTGAACGAATACTTTGAGAATCCTCGTATCAGAAATGCGGCTAGACAGGTTTGGCTGGGGGATTGGGTGCTTGATTGCAACACGGGAAAGATTGTTCTCGTAAACGATTGGACAGAAAGGTTGGTGGTTGTATGAAAACGGATTGCTCACAATGTGGGGGAACTGGGGAACAATTCCCTGCGGTATTGTGCCGTCGGTGTGACGGTACAGGATTCGTGGAAGTTTCGTTGTGGTGTTTCTCATGTGACTACATGATTGACGGTGATTTCTATACGGAAGATTACGACGGTGAAGATGTGGCGATATGTGAGCCGTGTTGGGATGCGAGGGGTAATGAGTAAGACGATTCGTATTACGGAAGATGTGCAGGTTATCTTCGAGTCGGGGATTGAGACTAATCGTGTGGCTGTCTGGCAGTATGACGGTGACGATTGGGTGACGTTGTATGATGAGCGACAGTCTGGCTATGGCATGGGTGAGGGGATTGCTTATGCGTTGTGGCAGACATTGACTTTGGATTGGGCGGAATGTGAGAGTATTCTTGCCGGTCACGGTATCGAGATTGGATATGAAGATGAGTGAAGCAAGGTTCGAAGAATCATATGGTGAGTTTCAGGTGTGGGCTACACCAGATGGAATGCGCGCCAATGTGCGACGTGGGGGGATTATCCTGAAGCGTTGGTTTGGTGAGACTGCATACATGGATGCCGCAAGATGGGCGTGTGACGAACACGACATGGCTACTTACAGTTTTGCGGAAGCGCGAGCTAGGGGTTGGTAGCTGGTTCTCGTAAGTAACGTGAGAAATTTGACAGCTTTACGAGCCGAACTAAAATGGTTGGGCTGAACCGATTGGAGATTGGAAATGACAATGACTGAACGTACAACTATCAAGGGTACAGAGGCTCGCCTTGTGGGGGAATCTACAATGATTCTTCGTGACATGATTAGTGAAGGCGACAACATTTACTCAATCGTTCGTTGGGTAAACAACATGGGTGACTCACGAGACATTAGTTTCTTTCATGCGAAAGACGGGCGGCTTACAAACATTACGTGGCACATGGCTCGGGCTTTACGTACTGAGCCACACGAGCGTAACGGTCGTTGGGTTGTTCGTCGTCACGGTGGGGGGATGGATATGGCTTTCGATTTTGTTCATTCGCTGAGTATCCAACTTTTTGGTGACGGATACTTGCTCAAGTCTGAAACTATTTGATTGGAGTTGTTGTGAAGATTGAGGTTACAACTACGGTTGATGTTGATATCAACGAAGTGTGGGAGCATATGTGGGGTAACGATGGTAACGGTATTGCCTACTGGTGCTATGGGGTTCGTGATGTTGTTGATGGTGAACGTCAAGATAGTTTTCATGCGTGGAAGCGTGGAGATGATGGCAAGATTCTTGAGGTGAATGGTAGTTGGATTCCTGACCCTCACGACTTTGCGGTTCTTGATAACTATGAAGATGCGTGGAAGCTGGTTACGGTGGGAATGTTGGCTAATGCTTATGCGAAACTGAAAGCTGAGGGCGCTACACATTGTTGGGGTCACCCGTTGTTTGATGACCCTGATTCTTGTACGGAAGATGCACTGTTGCAGACTGCTATATTCGGGGAGTTGGTTTATGGATAAGGAGGTTACTGTGGATAAAGTTGTTGATACTTTGGCTGACATTGTGGAAAACTTTGACGAGTATTTGTCGGAGCGTATCTTGCAAGAGTCAAGGGAGACGTTGGCTGAAGCTCGTTGGCTTGCCGGTCATTGTATGCAGTTTCATCGTGTGCAGACTGTAGAGCGTAACGAGTTTTGGTTTGGGCGAATCGTTGATAATGAAAAGTTTTATGCCCACGATTGGGTGGAAACTTATCATGTTACCGACGAAGCCCGTCGTAACTATGATGAAGCATTGGATATTGTTGCTGGACTGAAGGAAGTATTGGAGAAAGTAAATGGATGAGATTGTGGATGAGCAGGGCGAGCGTATTCAGGAAGCGTTAGCTGATTGGGAGAAGAATCCTCAAGAGTATTCGTTCCAAGATTGGGAGGATATTTTTGAAGACCGTGACCCGTTTGAGTTTCTTTAGAAAGGATTAGTTGTATGAGTGTTGTAGAGTTTACGTGGTCGGAGTTTCGTTCGCTGGCTAGTATCACTGTTGCTTGTGCGACAGACGATGTGACATCGGTGTTGTGGAATGTTCGTATTAGTATTGGTTCTGATTCTGTTACGTCGTCTTGCACTGACCGTTACCGGATTGCTCGGGTGATTGTTCCACGCAATGAGGGTACGACTGCTGATGTGGGGGAAACTTTTGTTGTGAACGGTAAGGTTCTTGCAAAGTTCTGGGCTACTATCAAAGCTGATGCTGTCAAGTATCGTGGGAATGTTCAGCTTGAGTTTACCGATGGAGAGTTTAGCGGTGGCAGAGTTATCATGCGTTACCGTGACTATGAGAACGGTATAGACA